CTTTCAAAGTTTTCATTTTCAGGTGGATTAAAATCACCTGGTTTTTCTAATGCTTTTTCTAAACCTTGATCTGTTTGTTTAATTTTAAATACTTGGTTATTATATGTTTTGTATTCAAAATATAAAACTTGTACATTATTGTAATTATCATCTTGACCCCAATAGTTTCTAGTGTAATTAGAGTCGCCTGGGTATTTTTGTATTTCTTCTAACTCAGCGTCAGTTAAATATGGAAATTGCTTTTTAACCTCTTCTAAGCTTACGCTTTTAACTTCGCCAACATAATATACGTCTTCAAAGTTTGGATCTTCTGTATACGAATATACTAAATTAGCGGGATCTACGTAATCAAGAGTAATACCATTTGCTAAATTAAAATCTGTTTTAACACAGCTTATACCTAATACAACTAGATCATAAGCTAGTCTTTTCTTTATCTCATCATATTTGTTGTAGTTAAATACATTTTCAATTAATTCTTCTTCAGCTATTTCAACAGACTGCTTATAGCTTAATTGCATGTATAACTCTAATTCTTTTTCGTCTTTAGGTAAAGCTTCTGGATTTATACTAGAATAAAAATTTTGTCCCGTTAATTGATTTAACTGCTCAATTTGATTTCTACTTTCCATATCTTGTATGGCATCAAAAACATATTGAGTTCTTTGTTTTAAAGCAAATGGGTCGTTAGCAAAAGATTTTATCTCATAACCTTTATCCGTCATACCGTTAACTACAATGTCTACAAATTTAGACAAGACTGCGACAGGTTTCCAGTCTAAATTTAAATAAGATAAATCACCGTTAATTGATAATTCATCTTTGTATTTAGCTACAGACTGTTCGCCTCTAGCATACAATCTTAATCTATGAAAATCTTGCCAGTTGTTTCCAAAACGACCACCAGCACCTAAGCCACGATCACCTCTAAACCATTCGTTTTCAATAGCTCTACCTACTTGGAAACCGTAGTCTAAAGTATTCTTTTCTGCGTCTGGTACAACCTGACTTGGAAATGAACTATTAACATTAGTGTAAATCATCTATTTTATTATTTTTGATGTATAACCTGTATTGTCATATTTGCCAAAGCTTAGACTAACTGGATCTTTTTGTACTAACTGAACTGGAGTGTATTTATTTTTATTACAAGCCATTATAGCTAAACCAGAACTTATTGTTGCATCAAACTTTGTTCTATTGTTTATGTTAAACTTAGCCCAATCTTCTAGCGTTCTTTGAAAATACATATTCCCATATTCATTTTCTTTTAATCCTACATAATCTTCTATGTAAGACTCAATAGCAGCGGCATGCGCTTGCTTAATATCTTCTGATGAATTAGGTATTCCACCTATTTCTCTTTCTGCAACTGAAAGCTTATTGTAAAGTTTATCAGGTCTATTTATAGAGAATTTTCTATAACCTCTACGCTTTAAGTAATACAGTAATCTTGGTTTGTTATTCTCTGCTAATATAGGCATGCCATAAAAATGTAATGCCATAAGTACATCTTCAAAGAATATTTCTGCTGTTGGTGGTCTTGATATATATTCTAAAAAAAACATATTAAACGGAGCGTCTTCCATGCTGAACTTAGTTAGACCGTGTAAAGATCCTTTAGACCCTTGTTTGTCTACAGTTCCTGATATATCATAAGAGTCACAACCAAAAGCACCGATATGTTCATTGCCAGGATACTTAACTCCATTTTTTATTATTACACGATTTTGCAGGTTTGCAGGTGGAATCCAAGAAACTAAAAACCTACCATTTTTTTCAGGGTAAAAATTAACTGTAGTATCTTTTACACCACCAGCCCATTGAAAATTACCTTGTGTAACTAAAACTTTATTTTTAATATCTTCATTGTAATCTATTTGCTCGTATATTTTAGTTAGATTAAATAAAGATAACTTTGCTTCATCTCTAAACGCGTGCTTCTCTGTTCGAGGAAACTGGCGATAATATTCATTTAAACTATCCTGATCATCTTTAAGACCATCAACTTCGTTTTCCCAATGTTCTATAACACCTGTTGTTATTAAATCACCCTGCGCGTCTTTAACTGCGTCTTTTGGCGTTTCAAATACAGGTAGTCCATAAGAATCAATGAATCCTTCGTAGTTCCATTCCATAGGTATGAACAAACTATATAATCCTGAGCTAGTCTGTCCATTGCGGTTTCTTTTCGTAACGTCTGAAGCATAATATAATTTTTTAAAGTTTGCACCACCCTTGTCTAAAGCGTTACTCGTAGATCCCATCATGCATTTACCTACAACTTTACTACCTAATCTTAACGTCGTCTTTGTGACCCGCCAGTTGTTGAGGATGTTGTCCGGCCTCTCCCATTTACCCGATTCGTCGTGTACGAGGAGTTTGAGTTTCTCACCATCGTACGAGTTGTCTCCTGTGTTCTTCCAATCAATCGTGGTGTCAAGACCATCGATCTCCTCTGGCGCCTCACCTTGATCAAGTTTTCTTCTGGTAAGCTTCGACGCTGGTACTCTATAGGCGAGCTCCGTCTTTGGTCTGTCCATACCATCTTGTATTGGTTTGAAAAAGAACGGATAGTTAATGGATATTGGTACAACCTTATCGGTGAACATTTTTTTAGCATCAGCCCCAGATTTGGACAATATGCCGAACCGTGAATCAGATGATATTGTGGCCATGTTAACAGTTTCCCCTGATGCCATGAATGAAAAACCAGAGCGTCGGTTTTTGAGATAGCACATCCCATAACATCTTTGATCGGCTTTGCACGCTTCCCAGAATATAAAGAAAAGTCTATTTGACTCTCTGTAATCGGCTGCTCCAACGTCAATCTTACTCCACTGCAGGTACATGTAATGAGTGCCAGTAATATAAGTAGGATTACCTTTGTTATAAAACCAAAAACCTTCATCGCGTCTTTTAAACTCTGTGTCAATGTAATCATACCACTGTTCTTTAAAATTAGAAGGATAACGTTCCCAGTCAAATACACTTTTTATTTTAGATAAAGCTTTAGGGTATTCTTCTTTAACCCAAACCTGCTTTTCTATCTTATCAGAAGAACTATAAATGTTATCTGGAGCTAAAGGTAAAGCTATTCTTAGATTTTGTATTTCAATAACATCACCTACAGTACCATCTCTACTTATAATTATAATATCGTTTTCAACATCATAACCATACTCCCATTTTTTATACCTATTATTTTTCTTTAAAACACTAGGCTTTATATGGTCTTTTATTACTTTTATTAAAGACTGCTCGTACATTACTTTGATCTACCTTCAGCAAAACCTTTAAAACTTTTTTCTTTAGTTTCTCCTGGTTTATCTTCAAGCATATTTTTTTCTTCTTCTATCCTAGAAAGTATTTCAAAAGCATCGAATATAGCTAGCTTTTTAGTAGCAGCTGCGTTTTTAAGTCTATCTGCAGAAACATCATCTTCAGTGTTAGTGATAATCTTTTCTTCAGCTACCTTAATAAGCTCGTTAACTGCTTTTTGCCCAGCTCGGATTATATTCCTCCTCGTTTCCTTTGAACTCATACTTAACTAAAATATCATTTGATTGCATACAATATAGTCTTTGTTTATTTATAATAAACTCAAACTCTCTATTAGATTTAAAACCAACTAAATCACCTTCATATATACCAAGTGACTCTAAGGTTTTATTACCTATTTTTACTATACCTTTATTCTTTTGCTCTGGCTCTTGAGACCAAGCGTCATTATTTTTTATTGGCATAATAAAACAATGATTACGAACTGGTAACCATTTCACCATACGCTTGTAAAGATATATTTGATCGTATTGACATAAGTATCTATTGTCATTAAATGTTTTACTACTATCAACTTCTTTACCTTGATGGTTATAATATCTTCTAAATACATTATGGTGTATAATTACTTTATCACCTTCTTGTATTGGCGTTTCAAAAGCAGTTGGCACAGTAAGTACTGTTGCTGTTCTGTTTATTAACTTAAAGTTTTCTATACTAGAATTAACTATAAGTTTATCGCCATTTATATCAACTTCATTGTTATACCTTTTTCCGTCTGGTATAACTATAAAATCAAAAACGCTTTTCATTAATATTCTAAATCATATTCAACGGATATAGCCATGTTAGAATTAAATTTCTTCCATGGCAATATCTCATTGTTTTTCTTTATG